TTAGCTAATAAATTGTCTAAAGGAACACCCGTTAGATATTGGGTTCAAAGGTTCGTGGACAAAACAACAGTACATTTATATCCAACACCCGATTCAACAGCAGCATCAAAAGATGTTCACATTTATTTTGTGAAAAGAATTCAAGATGCAGATTCAACTTATACTGATGCAACCGATGTTCCATATAGATTTGTTCCTTGTATGGCGTCAGGTTTATCTTTTTATTTAGCACAAAAATATGCACCACAAAGAGTGCAAGAATTAAAATTATTATATGAGGACGAGTTAGCAAGAGCTTTAGCAGAAGATGGGTCTTCTAATAGCACTTATATAACTCCGAAAAATTATTATCCGAGTACTTAATTATGCCATTTGCAAGAGGAAAATACGCTAAAGCAATATCAGATCGATCAGGGATGGAATTTCCATATAATGAAATGGTCAGAGAGTGGAATGGTATGTTGGTTCATAAATCTGAATTTGAAGCAAAACATCCACAGTTAGAAACAAGAAGTTATGCAGGGGATGGACATGGTTTAGCTAATGCTAGACCAGCAAGAACAGAGACAGATGCTCTGGCAATTTTAGGACCTAATCCTTTTGAAACTATTGCGGCTAGCTCAGGAATTATAAATGTTTATGAAAAAAGTCATGGCAGGGATACAGATGATACGGTCCGATTTAGAGGACCTATTTGGACAAGCTCGGATCCTGATGGTTTTCAAAATCCAGTAGACTTTGATGGTATTAGTGGATCTAATATTGCAAAATCTGCGGGATACTCTATCACCGTTGGGAAAAGAGATTCTAGTGGCGATGTAACGGCAACAGAAGATTACTACTACTTTACTGTAGACACGAACACTGCTACAAGTGGAGGAGTATCAGGAGGAGGCAAAAATTGTACGGCTGGACCGGCAACATTAGAGGATTAATATGGCAGGATTTACATACTCAACATTAACAACAGCAATTCAGAATTATACTGAAGTAGGAACTTCTGTATTATCAAGTACGATTACTGATCAATTTATTGATAATTCAGAACTCAGAATACAAAGAGATGTTCCTATTGATGCAGATCGAAGAGAAGTGATAGGTAATTTGGTTGCTTCTAAAGATAATGTTCATGTTCCAGCTGGAACTTTGTTTATTAGAGGGTTACAAGTTTATACATCAACAACAGCTGCAACAGGAGCGAACAGTTGGTTGATGAAAAAAGATATTAGTTATTTAAGAGAGTACGATGCTGCTGAAACAACAACTGGAACCCCTAAATATTATGCAATGTCCGATGGTGGAGCTACAGGAGCTGGAGCAACGACTTCAGGAAAAATTACTATTGTACCTACTCCTTCGTCCGCTTTTATGTATAAATTACATTATAATGCAAGACCTTTGGGATTAAGCTCAGCAAATACGACAACGTTTTTAAGTCTTAACTTTGGTAATGGATTGTTGTATGCATGCTTGGTAGAAGCATTTAGCTATTTAAAAGGCCCAATGGATATGTTACAACTTTATGAACAAAAATATCAAACCGAAGTACAGAAGTTTGGTGGAGAACAAATAGGTCGAAGAAGAAGAGATGACTATACGGATGGAGAACCTCGTATACCAGTCCCTTCCCAAACACCGTAAGGATTAAAATATGGCAACACTAACAGTCAAAGTAATAGAAGAAATAACATTAAATAATAACAGCTATAATAGTGAGCGATCACTAGATATTTCTAGTGTTGATGAAATTGTTAAAAGAATTGTAACCATTTCAACAACAGAAACAGGCTTACTAGGTTTTGCTACAGCGTCTTCAACAGATTTATCAAAAAGTTATCTAGCAGGTCAGTTTGACGAAGATGATGTTAGATACATTAGAATTACAAATTTAGATTCAAGCAACCATCTTACATTAACTTTTAGAGATGAAGACAGTACAGAGTTTGCAATCAAAGTCGATGCAGGTCACTCGTTTATTTATCCAGGTGATAATAGTGGTGGTGTTGTTGATACGATGCATGCAGGCGGTTCTGCACTAACGGTATCTTTTAATGATTTGGTTGATATTACAGCAACCGCAGATACGTCTTCTGTAGATGTAGAGGTATTTGTAGGAAGCGCATAGGATAAAATATGGCATCAAGTTATACAGGTCTTGGTACAGAGTTGATGACTACCGGCGAAAATGCCGGAACATGGGGATCAACTACCAATACCAATTTACAAATTATAGAACAAATCTCTGGTGGTTATACTGCACAGTCCATAGCGGGTTCAGCTCAAACAACAACTTTATCAGTTTCTGACGGATCCACAGGTGCAACCCTTGCACATAGAGTTATAGAATTTACTGGAACAATTACAGGTAATCAAATTGTAACCATTCCGTTAGATGTTCAACAATTATATGTAATTAAAAATGGTACATCAGGTGCTTACACGGTTCAGTTTAAATACGTTTCTGGATCAGGGTCCAGTGTCACTTTTGCAGCTACGGATAAAGGAACTAAACTTCTTTATGCTGCAGCTGATCATGCCTCTAATCCAAATATCGTTGATTCAGGTCTTGGCTCCACTGGAGCATATGACTTAGATGGGAATGAACTAACACTCGACGCTGATGCCGATACGAGCATTACAGCAAGTACAGATGACCAGATAGATTTTGAAATTTCAGGTGCCGATGATTTTACAATGACAGCAAATGCTTTCAATGTATTAACAGGTTCTCATGTAACGTTTGCAGATAGTGCTAATGCCAAGTTTGGTACTGGTAATGACATGCTTATGTATCATGATGGATCGAATTCTTATATTACAAACGCTGTTGGTGCTTTAAAAATTGCAACAGAAACTTCAGGTATTGCAGTTACCATTGGACACACAACTTCAGAAGTAACCATTGCAGATAATCTTACAGTCACAGGAACTTTAACGCTTGGATCTAATGCAGAATTAACAGAAGCAGAATTAGAAATGTTAGATGGTATTACTGCAGGTACAGTTGCTGCAAGTAAAGCCGTTGTTGTTGATTCAAATAAAGATGCAGCTAGTTTTAGAAATGTAACTTTAACAGGAGAATTAGACGCAGCTACTTTAGATATATCAGGCAACGCAGACATTGATGGAACAACAAATTTAGATATTGTTGATATTGATGGTGCTGTTCAAGTTGATAGTACAATAACAGTTGGTGCCGATGATCAAGGGTATGATGTAAAATTTTTTGGAGATACAGCCAGTGCTTACATGTTATGGGACACATCAGCAGATGATTTAGTTCTAGCAGGTGCAGCAGGAATAGACCTTGCAGGTGACATTGATGTTGATGGTACAGCTAATTTAGACGCTGTTGATATTGATGGCGCGGTACAAATAGATGGTGCAGTTACTGTTGGTGTTGATGGCACAGGATTAGATGTAAAATTCTTTGGTGATACATCTGGTAGTTTCTTATTATGGGACCAATCAGATGATGCTTTAGAATTAACAGATTCTTCACCAATTAAAATTGGTGATGGTGGAGACATGCAAATCTACCATGATGGTAGTAATTCATACATTACAAATTCAACAGGAGCATTAAAAGTTGCAACAGAAACTTCTGGTATTGCAATTACACTAGGACATTCAACTTCAGAAGTTACAGTTGCTGATAATTTAACAATAACTGGAGACTTAACTGTTAACGGAACAACGACAACAGTTAATAGTACAACAGTCACAATCGATGATCCCATCTTTACTTTAGGTGGCGATAGCGCGCCTGGTTCAGACGATAACAAAGATAGAGGTATTGAATTTAGATACCACGATGGTTCTAATGCTCAAATAGGTTTCATGGGTTATGATGACAGTGCAACAGGATTTACATTCTTAACCGCTGCTACTAACTCTTCAGAAGTATTTAGTGGAACAGCTGCTAAAATAATTGCAGGTGAATTAGATATATCCGGTAACATGGATATTGATGGTACGTCTAATTTAGATGCTGTTGATATTGATGGAGCAGTTCAAATAGATAGTACGGTAACAGTCGGTGTTGATGACACAGGGCATGATGTAAAATTCTTTGGTGCAACTTCTGGAGCTTATATGCTTTGGGACGAATCCACAGATGATCTTGTATTAGCAGGAGCAGCAAAACTATATTTATATGATGCAGGTGGCGGTGAATATATTTCATCTTCAGGATCAGCATTAACAATTTCTTCTGGAGGCGCAGCACTTGAATTCCCAGCAGCTGATGGAAGTTCAGGCCAAGTTTTAAAAACTGATGGTTCTGGAAATTTAGACTGGGTTACAATATCAGGAACAATTACAGCTTTAAATAATCAATCAGCTAATCGATTAACAACAATTGGTTCTACAACAACAGAATTAGATGGTGAAGCAAACTTAACGTTTGATGGTACGGATCTTCTTGTTGGTAGTGCTGGTAAATTACAATTAAGAGATACAGGACTTTATGTAGCTTCTAATGCAGACGGAGATTTAGACATTGTATCTGATGGTACAGCAGTTGATTCTATTAATTTAGAATCAGCAGGTGGTATAACATTAGATGCCGGTACGGCTGGAAGTGGAATTATATATGAAGACGATGGCACAGAAATGCTTCGTATTCATAATTCATCTAGCGATGTTATTGTAGAATCAAAAGTTTCTGACAAGGATATAATTTTTAAAGTTAATGATGGTGGTTCGGATACAGAAGTAGCAAGATTTGACGGCGATGTTTCAGCTTTCTTATTAGCATCAGGCAAAAAATTAATGATTGGCGCTGCTGAGGAATATATCTCAGGAGATGGCACTGATATTTCTATCACAGTAGGTTCAGGCGGAGACATTAATATTGGATCTGGTATTGGTTTAACATTTGGTGATGATGGAGAGAAAATTGAAGGTGATGGTACTGATTTAACAATAGCTTCTAGTGCTAAACTTAATTTAACAGCTACATCAGATGTACATATTCCAAATAACGTTGGTATTGTTTTTGGTGGAGATTCAGAAAAAATTGAAGGTGACGGAACAGATTTAGTTATATCAGCAAATAATTTAACAGTAGATGCTGCGGCAGACATTATATTAGATGCAGCAGGAAATGATTTCCAATTTAAAGCAGGCGGTACTCACATTTTTTCAATTGTTAATTCATCAAGTGATATTGTACTTAAACCAATTGTTGATGCTAAAGATATTATATTCCAACAAAGAGACGGAACTGAAGTTGCAAGAATTGAAGACAATGCAACATTTAACGTTGTAACTGATAAGTTAGCAATTAATGGTACAGCAGTTACTGCAACTGCAGCAGAATTAAATTTATTAGATGGTGGTACATCTGTTGGTAGTTCTATAACACTAGCAGACGCGGATGGTATCGTTGTAAACGATGGCGGATCAATGAAAACGATCCCTGCATCAGATTTAAAAACATACAATCCAGGTGGTACTTCATGGCAAGCTATTGTTACAGGAAACACAACAATGGTTTCTGGAAGAGGTTATTTTGTCAATACCACTTCAGCTGCTATTACAATGACATTACCTGCTTCTCCTTCACTTGGAGATACTTGTACCGTTATTGATTATGCAGGAACAGCAGACACATACAATATTACGATAGGAAGAAATTCGCAACCCATTATGGGCGCATCTGCAGATTTAACTGTAGCAACAGAAAGAGCGGCCTTTACTTTAGTTTACGTTGACAGTACTCACGGCTGGCTCTTAACGGAGAAATAATAAATGGCTAATTATAGAGCTGTCAAAGGACTTACCATTCAAACGGTATCTAGCGATCCTCCCAATCCTGTTTCAGGTCAGATTTGGTATAATTCTACACTTGGAAAAATAAAAGCAGCTAGTGTTTCTGGTTGGGCAACAGGTGGAAATTTAAATACTGCTAGAGCGGCAGGTATTGGTGCTGGAACACAAACAGCGGCTCTTCATATTAGTGGTAACCCTGATCGAACAATAGTAGAAGCTTATGATGGAAGTTCTTGGTCTGAGGGTCCTGATTTAAATGCACAGAAGATGAATGGCAGTGGCGGTGGAGCTTCAAGTGCTGCAGCGATAGCAACAGGTGGAAATGCGGAAAATACGTTGATTACTGCTTGTGAAACATATGATGGATCAAGCTGGACTGAAGTAGGTGATTTAAACTCAGGAAGACAACATGCAGCTAGTTGTACACCAAGTTCTGCCGCTGTGCTTTTTACAGGCGGTCAACAGAACATTTTTGGACCTGCAGCTAATATAATATCTGCTGCAACTGAAGAATGGAATGGTACATCTTGGACTGAAGTAGGTGATTTAAACACAAAAAGATTTCAATTTACTGGATGTGGTACACCAACTGCAGGTATGGTAGCAGGAGGAAACGTTAATCCACCTACTGACTATATTGATGAAGTAGAACAATATAATGGTACTTCTTGGACAGAAACAACTGATGTTCCAGATAGCACTGCCGCAGGCATGGGCGTGGCAGGTTTAGGAACACAAACAGCGGGATTTTGGTATGGAGGTACAACACCAGGACCTGCTACAGCAGGATTTTTTTGGGATGGCTCTGCTTGGTCTGCAGCTCCTACTTTGAGTACAGGTAGACCAAATATGTATAATCAAGCGGGTACTCAAACTTCAGCTTTAGCTACAGGAAATGATCCAGCTGCAAATGTGAACGAAGAATATTCTGATCCCGCAATAGTAACATGGGAAACAACATAATGGCAGATTATAAAGAAATAAAAGGAAAACATGTTTTAAGTATCGCATCAGACTTGGACAATGCTGAAGGTGAAGGACAAATTTGGTTTAATACTGCATCTGGAGATTTTAAGACGATTCAAAAAGTAGCTGGTGCTTGGGCATCAGGTGGGGCTATAAATACTGCTAGAACTACACATGGAGGAGCTGGTACACAAACATCAGCACTTATTTTTGCTGGTACTCCAGGAGTAAAAGATATTACTGAATCTTATGATGGATCTTCATGGACAGAAGTAGCAGATCTTAATACTCCAAGAAACGATACATCAGGTTGTGGTCCATCTAATACAGCTGCAATATGTATTATGGGTGATAATCCAACTGCTATTACAAATGTTACAGAACTTTGGGATGGTTCTTCTTGGACTGAAATTGCTGACGGTAATACAGGTCGATTTAGTCTTGCAGCTTGTGGAACAACGACTGCAACTTTAATCACTGGAGGTAGAACTCCTAGTTATACAGGAGTAACAGAAACGTGGGATGGATCAAGTTGGACTGAAACAGGAGATATGAGTACAACTAGAGCTTATTTTGCAATCGCTGGAACAACTACAGCTGCTTTAGGAATTTCAAGCTATAATCCAAATCCAACAGCTAATGTAGAAGAATTTGATGGATCATCTTGGACAGAAATAGCTAATGTTAATACAGCACGATGGGGTATTGGAGGAACAGGCATATCTACAGCAGCTCTTGCTTTTGCAGGACAACCTCCTTTTACAGGGAAAACAGAATCATTTGATGGAATAAGTTGGACGGAAGTTGCTGATATTCCACAGGTACACAACTATGGTCTTAATTCCGTAGGAACTCAAACAGCTGCTTTAACTGCTGGAGGACAACATCCTTCGATAGGACAATTAGATTTAACATGGGAATGGAGTTGGGATTCTACCCTTGTTGCTGGTACATGGGCATCAGGTGGAGCTTTAGGTACAGCCAGATACTTACATGCTTCTGTGGGAACTCAAACTGCAGCGTTAGTTGCTGCTGGAAATGATTCAACAGCTGCAGTTACTGAATCAGAAGAATATGATGGCTCCTCATGGACAGAAGGAAACGACATTAATACTGGTGGGCATTATAACTATTCTGCAGGTGGA